AAAACGAGCTGGTGAAAAAATCAAACAAGCCGATTGTGAAGTCGATTACAAAAAAATTAACAAGTACGATCTAGTTTTTAGAATTATGACCTACGATCATATTCCATTAAACGGTGTCAGGAAGAAAAATCCTAAAACTATTGCAGATGGGCGAGATAAAGTAAACTACCCTCCTTTCCAACATTACAAATTTAATGAAAATGACGAACTAGTTTGCGTAGGTAAAAGCCATTGGAAGGGTGATCTAGAAAAAGGGCATTTTGATAAAGATGCGGGCCAAATTACTAACACCTTAGCAAGAATGATGATTAAACTATGTGAGCGATATGCTACCCGTGGTAATGTTCGTGGATACACTTATAATGACGAAATGCGTGGACAAGCTATTCTACAGTTAACACAAATTGGTTTACAATTTGACGAAAGCAAATCAGACAATCCGTTTGCTTATTTTACTGCGGCTGTTACTAATAGTTTTGTTCGGGTTATCAACATTGAAAAACGCAATCAAAACATACGTGATGACATTCTAGAAATTAACGGTATGAACCCTAGTTACAGTAGAACTGGTGCTGGTGAGCACGAGGCTGCTATGAAACGGTACAACGAGGACACTAGTGAATGAGTAATTTGTTTAAAAAAGTTGCCTGTTTTACAGACATACACTTCGGTTTAAAATCAAACAGTCAGGTACACAATCGAGACTGCGAAGAATTTGTAGACTGGTACATTGCTAAAGCAAAGGAGGAAGGGTGTGACACAGGAATCTTTATGGGCGACTGGCACCATAATCGTAATAGTCTTAATATCACTACTATGGACTACAGCCTTAGGGCCTTGGAAAAGTTGGGTCAAGCCTTCGATAATTTTTACTTTTTTCCTGGCAACCATGATCTATACTATAAAGACAAACGAGACATCCATAGTGTGGAGTTTGGCAAGTATATTCCAGGTGTTACTGTTGTACACGAGCCTACTAATATTGGTAACGTTACGCTATGCCCGTGGCTGGTTGGCGAAGAATGGAAAACTGTAGGCAAGAAAGGTGGCAAGTATATCTTTGGTCACTTTGAATTGCCTAACTTCTTTATGAACGCAATGGTTCAGATGCCAGATCACGGCGAGATTACTCTAGATAACTTCGAAAATTACGAGATGGGGTTTAGTGGGCACTTTCACAAACGCCAGCAACAACGTAACATGATTTATATTGGCAATGCTTTCCCGCACAACTACGCAGATGCGTGGGACGACGACAGAGGCATGATGATTTTAGAATGGGGCGGGCAACCAGAATATCACAGTTGGCCTAATCAACCTACGTTTAGAACTGTTAAATTAAGTCAATTAATCGACGAAGCAGACACACTAATCAAACCTAAACAGCATCTACGTGTTACTTTAGATATTGACATTACATACGAAGAAGCAAGTTTCATTAAGGAAAAGTTTATCGCCGATTACGACATCCGCGAGCTTACTTTAATTGCAGAGAAGAAAGAGGTTGAAATTAATACCAGCATCGATGTGCAAGCATTTGAAAGTGTAGATCAAATTGTATCTAGTCAAATTATCAACATTGATAGCGACACATACGACAAGAATACACTGCTTGCAATTTACAATAGCCTATGATTAAAATTAAAGAATTAACAGTTAAGAATTTTATGAGCGTGGGTAATCAAACCCAGGCTGTAAACTTTGCCCAAGAAAATTTAACACTTGTACTAGGTGAAAACTTAGATCAAGGCGGAGATGACAGCGGATCACGCAACGGTACTGGTAAAACTACTATTGTCAATGCGTTAAGTTTTGCGCTATTTGGCAATGCTCTAACTAACATTAAAAAAGATAACTTGATCAATAAGATCAATAATAAAAATATGTTAGTTACACTATCGTTTGACAAAGACGGTACTGAGTACCGCATTGAACGAGGTAGAAAGCCTACACTTATGAAGTTCTATGTAAATGATGTAGAACAGGATGACGAAGAAACTGATGACGCACAAGGTGACATGCGCGAAACGCAAAAAGACCTAGACGAATTGCTAGGTATGAGTCACGACATGTTCAAACATATTGTCGCTCTTAACACTTATACAGAACCGTTCTTGAGTATGCGGGCGAACGATCAACGTGTAATTATTGAGCAGTTGCTAGGTATTACGCTGTTAAGTGAAAAAGCTGAAACATTGAAAGAAATGATTAGGCAAACTAAAGAAGCAATTACACAAGAATCTGCAGATCTAGAAGCAACACGCAAGGCAAACGAAGGTATTCAAAAGAGTATTGACAGTTTACTAACAAGACAAAGTGCATGGAATGCTCAACATGAAGCTGAATTAGAAAAAATCGGCCGGGCTATTATCGAATTAGAAAATGTAGATATTGATGCAGAACTAGCAAGTCATGCTGAACTTAAACTTTATCAAGAAAAGTCAGCTAAACTTAAAAGCCTCAACAAAGAAAGAGCAACGTTAGAGGCTGCAATAGCACAAGCAGATAAAACTGTAAAGAAATATGTATTAGAATTATCTAGTTTATCTGACAAGAAATGCCATGCTTGCGAACAAGAGCTTCACGATCATAAGCACGAAGAAATGACTGCGGCTGCACAACTTCATTTAGAAGAAGCGCAAACATACGCAACTAAAGTGCTTAATGACTGGAAGAAAATACACGATGAAATCGAAAGTATCGGCGAAGTGCTTGCTGTCCCCGAAACATATTATGACACCGTAGAGCAAGCTCTTAAACATCAAAATAATCTTAAAACGCTAGAAACCCAGTTGACTGTCAAGGCAGGGGAAACTGATCCGTATCAAGAACAAATTGACGAACTAACTGATACTGCGCTACAAGAAATTCTGTGGGATCGTGTAAACGAGCTGAATAAACTTAAAGAGCACCAGGAATTTCTGTTAAAACTGCTGACCAGCAAAGATTCTTTTATCAGAAAGAAAATTATAGATCAAAACTTAGCATACCTAAACAACCGGTTGACCTACTATCTTGATAAGATGGGCTTGCCGCATACTGTATTATTTAAGAATGACCTTACAGTTGAGATTACACAGCTTGGCCAAGATTTAGATTTTGATAACTTGAGTCGCGGTGAGCGCAATCGCTTGATTTTAGGTCTGAGTTGGTCATTTAGAGATGTGTGGGAAAGTCTGTACCAGCAGATTAACTTATTGTTTGTCGACGAATTAATCGACAACGGCTTAGATGCGTCAGGTGTGGAAGGTGCGTTAGCTGTGCTTAAAAAGATGGCACGTGAGCGCAAGAAGAACATTTTCCTAATTAGTCACAAAGACGAACTAATTGGTCGTGTAAACAATGTGCTAAAAGTTGTTAAAGAAAACGGCTTTACATCATATGCAAATGACCTAGAGGTTACAGAGTAATGCACCAAGATGAAGAACTGCATGAGCAGTTGATGGAAGCATTTAGGCAATATTTTAAAGCAAATCAAAATTGGATCACTAAGCAGACCAAGCGGGGTGCTATGGATACTCGCTTCTGGCTTAGTGAAATTAGGCGCATTTGTAGTGCTAGGCGCAAGCATATTATGGACTGGCGCTACGAAAAAAATATAGATATGGCAAATAAAAAGGCTCAAAAGAGACAGAAGAAGGCAAGTGACAATGCTAACTAAAGCATGTCATGGTATTATCAAAACACAGTAGTCGAATCTATATCCGAAGAGTATATCGGATTTGTCTACTGCATTACTAATAATATTACTGGTCGCAAATATATAGGCAAAAAATTAGCTAAATTCGCAAAAACAACTTATAAAACAGTTAAACTCAAAAACGGCAACAAGAAGAAAAAGAAGATTAGATCTAAAATTGATTCTGACTGGCGTGAATACTATGGCTCAAACGACCAATTAAACAAAGACGTAGAAACATTAGGCGCAGAAAATTTCACAAGAGAAATACTTTACTACTGCACATCAAAGGCTGAATGCTCATACATAGAAGCTAGAGAGCAATTCTCTAGGCGGGTATTAGAAAGTGACGATTATTACAACGGTCACATTCAAGTACGAGTACACGGCAATCATATTAAAGGCAAACAATTAAACGGTTAAGCAAGCGCAGGCTAATTTCGTGCGCCCTAATACCTGGATCTCGGATCGCAGGGAAGGAAGTCTCTCGCCGTTAAGAGCACTCAGCAACTATCCTTGACAGGACGACGATCAGATATGCCTACATACAACTGGTTTTGCTGTTTGAAAAGAATACAATAGGCTAAAAGAGGGTGAAGAACCCACGGCTATGCGTATGTTAGTGTATGCGTATAGACCCGCCGTCATAATAAGACAGCACGATTAGGTACCGGATGACCGCCTAAGCTAGCAACAGCTTGTAGTGCAAACACTAAGTGAACTGCTCAACTCAGATAATGTTCAAAATACTTGGCCCGCTAGGGCTAAGTGTGACTACACAATCTAGATAATATTTAAAGTGCTTCGCACTTACAAGCATCTCTAAATAAGAGAATAGTTCGAGCGATAGCGAAGAACTGATGAACGCAGTTCATCATTATAAATAAGAGATACGAGAGGAATATATGCGATTAAGAGAAATCCTTCAAGAAAGTGAAATCACGGCTGGAATTAATGTAATACGTAGAGTCGCTCCAGCTTTAGGTACCGCTGTATCAGCGATGGGATTAATAGCTCCTTTTGGTCGATATTTCTATCAAAAATATAATGTATGGTTGCCGGAATATAGAAAGACAGGTGATAAAAAAGAATACGATAAAAATATGGTGCGCGAAGAAGGGTATCTTGTATTAGGTATTGCTGAGTACTATGCAGGAAATCTAGTAATACGAAGCGTAGCAGGATTACTAGGGTTCTTTGGAAAAATATTCTTACCTTCTGCATTTAATACTTTACTAAAGACTGTGGTTAAACCAGCAGCTCAAGCAGCACTAATTGCAAGGATAAACAGTGACGAAGGCCGCAAATGGTTAGCTGAACTAACAGTGTTTGGCATATCTGGAAAATACGGCATTGAATTAGTTGGTATTATTGCTAACACCATCTACAATACTTTAGAAGATTGGATTAGAGAAGCAGCAGATTTGCCTCCAGCGACTGACCAATTTAAAGTATCAAGTGATGATTTTAATGA